AAAAGAGTGATGTAATGCCATCTAAGTCTAAAGCACAACAAAGATTTATGGGATTAGTTCATGCTTATAAAAAGGGTGAAGTAAAAGGTTCAGAGGTATCCAAAGCAGTTAAGGATGCAGCTAAATCAATGAAGAAGAAGTCAACTAAGAAGTATGCTTCTACTAAACATAAGGATTTACCCAATAAGGTTAAGGAAGAAAGAGATTACAAAGCAGAATATAAGAAATTTCAATCTTCTACTAAATCAAAAAAATATAGAGCAGAATTAAATAAGTATAATAGACAAAAAGGTACTTATGGTAATGGTGATGGTAAAGATGCATCACATAAAGGTGGAAAGATAGTGGGATTTGAAGCAGAATCAAAAAACAGAGGTAGAGCAGAAAAAAGTCGTCTGAAAAGAGAAACCTTACAGAAATTAGTAACAAAGTATGGCGCTAAAAAGGTTAGAGAGACGATTATAGCAGTCAGACCAAAAGCTGTTACTGTAAAGGGTTATAGAATGCCCGAAGAACCAGATTTTGAATACGATCCTGAAAAGAAAACTGATGAAGGTTTCGGTGGAGAACTTAAAGGTAAAGATAAAGATAAGTTCGAAAAAGCAAGAATAGAAAATGCAGAACAATTAGGATATAAAGCTACAGGTACTTCAGACACTAAGAAACAAAAATTAAAGATGGCACATGAATTGAAAGAGGGAACTTGTGGTTATGGTGTAGATGGTAAGTTAGGTGATAAGCCAGCAGGACCACATTTGTTAAAAGCAAGAAAGAAGAAAAAATTAGAAAAAGAAGTAAACAACCCAACTGCAGGAATTATGATGGCTAGAAAATCAAATACCGATTTTTTAAAGAAGATAGTGAGTCAACTTAAAAATTCATCAAAGATGCATGGTGAACAAGCTGTTAAGATAGATAAGTTTCTTAATAGTTTAGAAGAGTCTATAGACGAAGCACCAATTACTTCACCATCACAACAACCTTACAGTTCACCAGAAGCACAGAAGATGGCTGAAAAAGACATCATAGCTATGTCAAAGATTTTAGGTAAAGCATCACAGCAATCAATCAAGAAAATGATGGATGGTGTAAAAAGTGGTAAATATGATGCATTTGATTTACAGAGAGCTATTATGAGTGGTCCAGTTAGAGACACATCTACAGGCGAAAGAGATTTTATGAGAGTACTTTGGAATAAAGTAAGAAGTGGATTTAGAAGATATTCAAAACGTGGAAAATTAAGATAGTTTATATTTATACTATATAGGAGTTAATTATGGCAAAAGACATAAAAATGAAAGATTTAATCAAAGAGAACTTTGGCACAACTGCTTTTTCAACAGTTGGTGGTTTAGTTACTTTAAAACCAGTTAATACTGAATCAGTACCATCTATGTCAGAGTTGGTAGAGGGTGAATGGTTTGGTGAAGACAAAAAGCGTGTAGATGCAGGAGCATTCGTACAAGAAGTAAAGAACTTCAGTCGTATGGGTGAAATGATTTACAGAGAAGGCTCACTTCGTGATGTCGCTAAAGGTCTTTCTGAATTAGCCGAAAAAGCTCGTATAGCAACTTTACAAGAAACCGATGATTGGTTTGACAAAGTTACAATTAATAAGAATATGAAATCATTAGGTAATACTTCTGGTGAGTTTACAAAGATAGCAAAAGAAGCAAACGCACTACAACAAAGAATGGAATCTCTATATGAAGATATGGGGCACATTCTTGGTAGATACTATGACTTAGATGAAGCTATGGATAAAGTCGACCCAAGCAAAGTAGAACCTGAAGATGATTTTGAAGATAGAGATGATAAAGATATAGATAATGACGGTGATACAGATGATTCAGATAGATATCTACATAAAAGAAGACAAGCAATTAGTAAAGCAATTAAGAATAAAAAGTAGAGGTTTACTTGATAGAAGTAAAAGTCCGTAGAGGACAGTCAATAGAAAAAGCAATATCAATTTTTAAAAAAAAGGTTAAAGATAGTAAGATTCTTTATGAGTTAAGAGAAAGAGAATACTATATGAAACCATCTTTAATTAGAAAAGAGAAAAAAGCTAAAGCTAAAGCACGAAGAAAAAGACAATCATTTGATTGATTTTTCTAAGTTTTATATATTTATATAAAACGAAATACACTTTCGTATTATTCTAATACATCATAAAGTGTACCTGAAGTTAATACAACTTATTATAGTTCCCAATAACTATACTGAATCCAATTATGGAGAATTAAAATGGATGAACTTTTAAAAGATGCAATTGCTGACGCAAAAGCGGTTCGTGAAACTGCACTTGCTAACGCAAAACTGGCTCTTGAAGAAGCGTTCACACCTCGTTTAAAGTCTATGCTTTCCAAGAAAATCCAATCTGAGATGGAAGATGCAGTCGATGAATTAGAAATCGATGAACTCGAAGATGAAGATGAGAAGGATGACGACATGGAAGAACGTGACATGGATAAAGATATGTCTCGTGACGATGATGAAGATATGGAAGACAAAGACGAAGTTCACGACAAAGAAGATGATGACGACATGGAAGAACGTGGCATGGATATGTCTCGTGATGATGACGAAATGGGTGATGATGACATGGATGATGATGATGACGAAGAGATGGAAGATGAAGGCGTCATTGAAATCAACGGTGTCAAGTATGCACCTATTTCTGAAACTGAAGAAGTCGAAGAAGCTGAAGAAGTCGATGAAATTGACGACAAAGACGATAAAGAAGACGATATGGATGAAGACCTTGACTTAGATGAAATCCTGAAAGAACTTGAAGAAGTAGATGAAGCTGAAGAAGTGGAAGAAGCTGAAGAAGTCGAAGAAGCTGAAGAAGTTGACGAAGAAGTCGACCAATCTTCTGGCATCGGTTCAGGTGACAACAAAAAAGGTGATGTTGATAAATCTTCTGGAATCGGTACTGCTGGAAAAGCAAAAATGACCGAAGAAGAAGAAGTTGACGAAGCTGAAGAAGTTGAAGAGTCTGAAGAAGTAGAAGAAGATGTTGATTTAGAAGAAGTGATTAAAGCACTTACAGAAGATGAAGTATCTGAATCTGCAGAGGAAGTCGAAACGCTTAAGGGAGACCTTAAAGAGCATCGTAAAGTAGTGAAATATCTACGTGAAAAACTAAATGAAGTCAACCTACTTAATGCAAAACTCTTATTCACAAACAAACTCTTTAGAGCGTTTGGAATGAATAACGAGCAGAAAATGAAAGTAGTTGAAACATTCGATCGAGCTAAAACTCTTAGAGAAATCAAGTTGGTATATGCAACTGTCGCTGAGAATTTTGGTAACGAAAATATTAAACCGATTAAAGAGACTAAAGGCTCAGCATCTAAAGCTGTTGCTTCTACAAAATCTGAAAAGCAAGAAGAAATAATTTCTGAAGGTTCAGATGTAAAAGCACGTTTTCAGAAGTTAGCTAATATTCTTTAATCATTACTCTTTTGGAGATTAAAATGAGTGACAAAACAGGCAATTTAACAAAATTGATGGAGGGATACAACCCTCACCGTCAGTTGCTTGAGCAGACTCGTAAGTTAGTCACGAAGTGGGAGCCAACAGGACTTTTAGAAGGTATTGAAGGAGAAACACAGACACATGGTATGGCTGTTCTTCTTGAAAACCAGGCACGTCAGTTAATTGACGAAGCTAGTCGTACAGGTACTGCTTCAAATCAAGAAGAGTGGTCAGGTGTAGCACTGCCATTGGTTCGTAGAATCTTTGGTGAGTTAGCAGCACAGGAATTTGTTAGTGTTCAACCTATGAACCTACCAAGTGGACTTATCTTCTATCTTGACTTCAAATATGGAACTCAGCAATCTGGGCAACATACTGAAAACTCTGATGTTTTTGGTAACACATCGAAGTCAAACGCTGACGCTTCGGGCGGTCTCTATGGGTCAGGTAAATTTGGATATTCAATCAACGATAAACGTGCAACGATTAACAATGCTAGTTCACTAGTATCTGCATCGGCAACATGGGCAAACGTTGACTTTGAACCAGACTTATCTGCTTCTATAGCAGCTGGAAACTTGGTTAGGTTAACAGTACCTAAAGCAAGTATTTCATCAACCTTAGATGAAGAAGGCGTAAGAGCTTTCTCTATCACAGGTTCAAACGGGTCTTCTATTTCAACACAATACCCAGCTTACACTAAGTTTAGTGCAAGTAATGTTGTGTTTATTGTAGACCCAAACAATGCAGGAACAACTCTTGCAGCATTTACTGGTTCTTGGGAAGTCAAGTATCACGCAGCACCAACAGACACCACACGTGGTGACTTTGAACAGTCTGCTACTGGATTTGATGCAAATCCTGAAACTGATGTTGACATTCCAGAAATCGACATATCACTTAAATCTGTCGCAATCGTTGCGAAGACACGTAAATTGAAAGCAGTATGGTCACCTGAGTTAGCTCAAGACTTGAACGCTTATCATAGTGTTGACGCAGAGGCTGAATTGACAGCTATGTTAAGTGAATACATTTCTATGGAAATCGATCTAGAAATCCTTGATATGTTAATGCTTAGTGCAGCTGCAAAAGAAGAAAAGTGGTCAGCAAGAGTAGGTCATGAATATGACTCTGCTTCTACTACTTTCATTGAGTCTTCAGGTGCTTCAAACGCTTACACTAAAGGTGAGTGGTTCCAGACACTTGGAAACAAAATACAATCAGTATCAAACGCTATCCATCAGAAAACTCTAAGAGGTGGTGCTAACTTCATGGTGGTTTCACCTGAAACAGCAACAGTTATAGAGTCTATTCCTGGATACGCTTCTGATTCAGATGCAGACGCAGCTAATAAGTCATTCGCAATGGGTGTACAAAAAGTAGGTGCTCTTAATAACAGATATACTGTTTATAAGAACCCTTATATGCAGGAAAATAAAATCCTTGTTGGTTTCAGAGGAAGCAATTTCTTAGAAACTGGCGCGGTTTACGCTCCTTATGTACCATTGATAATGACACCATTAGTATACGATCCAAAGAACTTTACACCACGTAAAGGTGTGATGACAAGATACGCGAAGAAGATGGTTAGACCAGAATTCTACGGTACTGTGGTCGTAGCTGATGTTAACTATATCTAATAGTTAGTACATTAATAGGGATTTCTATCCTTATACTTAGAAAAAGGGTGGTAGTAATACCACCCTTTTTTTATTCCCAGATATTTATAAATGTAGACGATGGGTGGAAGCCTCGACCTCTTTATTGGTTAACCTTTCACTTCTTGAATACAATGATAGAGCCTCGGCTTCGGCTAACCTCTATCATAGGATTTTCAAATTAATTCAATTTAGGAGAAGATAATGGCTTCAACGACAAAAGGCAATGTTAAAAATAGACTGCGTAGATCACACGCTAGATATTTTGACGACATGGCTGATAGTATGGTATCGCTAACTGATTCACAGACTTTAACCGCTGATACTTCAATTCAAGCTACCACTTATGTTTCTGGTACAAACGCAGATTATTCAGCGTCAGTAGCAACAAATGGTGGTCGTGTAACATGGATTCCAAATGTAAGCGCTGATAGATCATATTCACTTCCATCACCAACAGTAGGAGCTCGTCTCAGATTTGTAGGTGCAGGTGCATTAGCAGCTGACGGACACAGTTTTATCTTGAAAACTCAAGATGATGCTGAGTTCTTTCATGGTGCATTAGTTCACCATGACACAAACCAAACTGGACAAACTACTTCAGTTGTTTGGGGAGATGGAGCTGCAGATGATACTATTACAGTAGCTTTACCTCAAGCATTTGATATCAATCTCTTGGGCAAAAGCACAAGTGTATGGTATGTATGGGGTTGGACAGCAAGTAATACAGTAGTAACAATAGCTAACGGGTAATAACGACTAATTTAAGGAGAAGATAATGGCTTCAACAACAAAAGGCAATATCAAAAACAGATTACGTCGATCACACGCTAGAGATTTCGATGATATGGCTGACAGTTTGGTAACTTTAACAGATTCTCAAACTTTAACAGCAGATACATCACTTCAAGTTACTGCAGTAGCATCTGGTTCAGATGACGCTACAGCGTTAACTGCAGCAGCTAACGGTGGTCGTATAACGTGGGTACCAGATGTTACCGCTGATAGGATTTATACCCTACCAACACCAGCAGTAGGTCTTCACATACGATGCGTTGGTGCAGGTGCATTAGCAGCAGATGGTCATGATGTAACATTCACAGTAGCATCTGCAAACAATCAGTTCTTTCATGGAGCAGTAATGCATCATGATACTGATGAGACTGGGCAAACTTCAAGTACTATATTCGGAAACGGTTCAAGTAATGATACAATCAAAATAACTCTACCAGAGATGTTTGATATAAACTTTCTTGGAAAAAGCACAACCGTATGGTATGTATGGGGATTTGCAGCAAGTGTAACTGCAACTACTGTAGCAGATAGTTAATATCGATTAATAATCACTTTTAAGGGGATGTTCGTTCATCCCCTTTTTTGTTTCTTCGATATTTATTTATAGATATATCTAACTCTATATATAGGAGAAATTTATGGCACAACAGCCAATATGGCCAGGAAGCGCTTCGTTTAACTCGTCAGGCTCAACACCCTGGCAGTTATATGACGCAGAAGCCAGTTTTGCAAGTGCATCAGTTCAATTCTCAGAATGGTGTGCTAAAAGATTGGGATATCCAATCATATCAGTTGAATTACAAGCAGCACAATTTTTTGCTTGTTATGAAGAAGCTACCGCAGAATACGCAGCTCAAGTCAATCAGTTCAATATAAAAGACAATTTATTAGTAGCACAAGGACAACCTACTGGTTCAGATTTTACACATAGAAATCTTAAACCAAGTATGGCTAGAACTATTGAACTTTCAGAACAATATGGAACTGAAGTTGGTGTAGGTGGTGATGTAGAGTGGAAAAAAGGTAAAGTTACTGTAGGTAGTGGTTCACAAACATATGATTTAAACGCTTTATTCTCAGAAGTAAGTGAAAGTGGTAAAGGAATAGAAGTTAAACGAGTATATTATGAAGCAAGTCCTGCTATTCAAAGATATTTTGACCCGTATGCAACTACAGGATATGGTAGTATTAATATGATAGATGGATTTGGTTTTGGTGGTTATTCACCAGCTGTATCTTTTACATTGATGCCAATATATGAGGATATGTTGAGAATACAAGCTATTGAGTTCAATGACCAAATTAGAAAATCAGCATATACTTTTGAGATGACTAATAACAATTTAAGAATATTCCCTAATCCTACATCAACATTTGATTTATACTTTGATTATGTAGTAAAAGAAGATAGAAGTGATGTGTTGAGAAGACCATACGGAACGGCGAGTGGGTCTGGAGTAGTTTCAGATTACTCTAATATACCATACCAAGATATGAAGTATACTTCTATAAACTCAGTAGGTGTTCAATGGATTAGAAAATATGGGTTAGCATTAACAAAAGAACTATTAGGAACTATCAGAGGGAAGTATGGAACTATACCTATTCCTAACGCTGATACAAGTTTAGATGGTGAAACATTGAGACAAGAGGCTCAGACTGAAAAAGAGTTCTTGATTTCACAATTAAGAGAAATGTTAGAACAAACAAGTAGAAAAACTCTTATGGAACAAGAAAGGGATGAGGCTCAAGCATTACAGGAGAAACTGCAAAAAGTTCCTTATCCAATTTACATAGGATAACTAAATGGCTACAAGGTATTATTCACAAAATGACAGAGATTTCATGGATAGGGTTAATAATGAACTCGTTGGTGATTTACCATCCAATCAAGATGGTATAATTAATCAGACAATAGTTATTTATCAACACGCTATACAAGAAACAAAAACCAATATGTATGGAGAAGCAGCAGCTGGTAAAGTATACAAACCAGGTGTTCAGACAACTGCATTGATAACCGCAGATGATTTTGATTTCAATACGGATGAGTTCGGACCAGATTTAAGACAGAACGCAACATTTGCAATATTGAGACAATCATTAATCGATGCAGATATCAGACCTGAACTTGGTGATGTGATAGATTGGAACTTAGGTCATTGGGAAGTTTCTAATATGAATGAAAATCAGTTAGTCGGTGGACAAGTAGATAATAATTGGTCTGTAGTTTTATCAGCATTCTTAGTTAGACGTTCTAACTTACAAATAGAAAGAATTAGGAGTAATTAGTGGCTAGAACAAAACCATTACCACGTAGTGAACGATTTATTCAATATGGTGGTGTAGCAAATAGAGGTACAGTAAAAAGTAGAAACAATGATACAGTTAAAAATGTAGAAGTTGGTTTACTAGATGTTGATGCTTCTATTATGTATTACTTCAATGATGTAATCAAACCTACGGTTATGGAACAAGGTGAAGAAGTAAAAGTTCCACTAATGTATGCTAATCCTGAAAGATGGGCTACCATTCGTAAACAAGGTTATTTGAGAGATAGTAAAAGACAATTGATTACTCCAGTAATTGTTTTTAAACGAACATCTATGTCTAAAAGGTCTGAGATAGCAGTAGATAAACTTGATGCAAACGACCCAAAGTTATTTTACTCATTTGAGAAGAAATATTCTTCACAAAACAGATACAATAGATTTTCAACCGATCAGGGATTGTTACCACAAAGAGAATTATATAATGTAGCTATGCCTGACTATGTTACACTTAACTATGAGTGTATTATATTCACCGCTTACATAGAACAGATGAATAAGATTATAGAAAAGGTAAATTGGGCTGATGGTTCATATTGGGGAGAACCAGGAAAACTAAAGTTTCAATCAAATATAGAATCGTTTGAAGATTCTACAGAAATGAGTGAGGGTGAAAGATTTATCAAGACTACATTTTCATTACAACTATATGGTTACTTAGTTCCTGAAGCATTCAACGATAAGGTAAATACACAGAAGTTTATTACACCAAAAAAGATTGATGTTATAGATGAAACAGATATGAGTGTTTCTTCACTTTTCAATCCAAATACAAAAACAGAAACATTAAGAGCATTTACCTCAACGACAAAGAAAAATAGTGGATTAGCAGGAACAACAGATTTTATTAGAGGTAAGATGTATGCAGCTGGACAAGAAATACAAGATTTAGAATTTACAAACATATATGGTGGTGAAACAATGTTTGTTATGAGAAATGATGGTGCACCAACAAGTTCTAAAGATTACAAAGCAGTTATTAATCTACAAAATGGTGATTTACTTTATCATGAAAAAACACTTATACTTTCTGGTTCAGAATCCTCATCAAAAGATGGAACAACACAATTATACGATTTACAACTTGGAGCAAACTCAGCGAGTTATCAAGTATTAACAGGAAGTTTACAAGTTTTAGCTAATGGTGTAAGTTTAGTATCTAACAATAACCAACTGAATAGTAACGATCCTGCAGATTTTTTCTTAACAGGGTCTTCTACATATTCTCAGACACATTTAGCAGTAAAAGGTCAGGCTTCTAATTTAAGTGCAGGATTTACTTTAAAAACAACAGATAAGTTAAATATAAGTTATCAAAAAGTGGTGTCAGACTAATGAGAGAATTTTTTCAAGGATATAAAGGTTCTAACCGAAAGTTCATGACTCCAGTAAGTGAGTCAAAGTTTAACGCAGACGTAATGGAGTTCAAAGATACTAATAATAATAGAGTTCCATTTCAAATGGCAAACCAAAAAGGTTACGCAACAAGAAATGCAGATGTTATAGGATTTGGTGATGGTAATCATCGGTATTTAAAACAGAGTAAACAATACAAGTTGAGTAATTTTTCAGAAGAATCTACTTATTATCAATTAGATTTAGGATTAGCTTCTACTGATAAAGTTAGTGTAATTAATATTTTTGTTAATGGTGTATCTCAAGACTCAAGCCCGAATGGAAATACTGAGACTTTTGAAGCAGACTTTAATTTAGTTGATAATTATAGACAAGTAAGATTATATAAAAAATATGGACAAAATAATAAACTTTTCGGTATAGATTTAAATAGTAGTGATGATATCGAAATTCGATATCAGTTAGGAAGAACATAATGGCATATATTGATTTAGAACGACAGTCAAAACCAGAACAAAGAGCTTCAGAGGTATTACAAACCACAGCAGTAACACAATCAAGTGGTTTATATGAGTGGACACAAGCACCATTAACTGCAGAAGATGTTGGTACGGGTTCACTTGATTTAGCACAAGGGAATATTTCAGCAAGTAATATATCCTTTCAAGGTGGATTGTACTCATCAAGTAGTTTAGGAAGTAATTTAGCAGTTACATTCCCACTTGGATACATGAGTGGTTCAGTAAAGATACATGGTGATTTGATTGTTGAAGGAAGCCAATCAATACAAAATACAGCAACAATTTCAGTTGAAGACCCAATCCTTGATTTAAACTTTTCAGGTTCTAGTGCTTTAGGTTCACAAGATAGTGGAATAAGAGTTGGTAGAAGTGGTGGAACTAATGCACAGTTAGTATTTGACCATAGTGAAACAAGATGGGCTATTGATAACGCAGCTGGTAGTAATATCAATATAGTCGGACAATCCACTACAGATACCTTAACAAACAAAACAATTACAGGATTAGCAACTTCCACGATGGCAAGTGCAGCTAATCTAACTTTTAGTGGTGATGGTGAACCATTAGGATTACCAAGTACACCATCAGGAAATGGTGCTGCTACATCCAAAGCTTATGTAGATGGAAGAGACAATTATCTCAGAAAACAATTTGTAAAATCAGCAGTATCTTATACTGGTTCAACTACTTTCGGAGATTTTGCAGGATTCAAAACAGGAAGTTTTAACGCTACAACTGCATCAGCACCAACAGGATTTACAGCAACAAATGAAAACGATTTTATATTTTTCTTGAATGGTCAATACATGGAACATGACGCTATCACAATAAAACAGAGTGGTAGTTTGTTCCAAGTTCAAGTAGATACTGATAGTATAGGTTACGTTTTAGAAGCAAGTGATGAAATATTAGCATGGGGAAAATTTGACGCATAACCACATTTCTTTTACCATTATTTGATATTTATTAGTATGAGAAAAAGAAATTGGCCTAACAGAAAAAATAGAAAGTGTCCCGATTGTAGTAGGATGATTACCTACACAAGAAAAGACGCTTTTGATAGAGCGGTTGGAAATAATAGTGTTTGTAAATCTTGTGCACAAATGGATAGAAAACTTACGGTAGACACCATTGAAAAGATGAAACAACCAAAGACTATTCAACATAAGAAGAACATTTCCAAGTCTATCACTAACTGGTGGGAAGTAAAGAGAACAGAACAAAGACAATCACGTAGAATGGTAAAAGATAATGGCTAAGCTATCAAGCAAACAATTAAATACTAAACTTACAGGTTCGTATACCTTTTCAGGTTCAGCCCATAAGTTCATTGGTAATCAAACCATAAGTGGTAGTGTATTCCTTACAGGTTCAAATCATATATCAGGAACTATAAAGGTTAATTCAGAGGGTGTCTATTCAAGTTCCACAGCAATTTTTACAAATAATATTACAAACGGATATCCAACTTCCAATCCCTGGGGAACTAACTTAGCAGGATCGTATTTTAACAATTTTGATAACACCACAAATGTAAGTGAGATTTTAAGATTTATGTCAGGAGTGATGAGTCATTCCTTAGATGTTGCAGATGCAGCACCTAATACAAAAACCTTTGCAAGTGTTGACACGAATGAAACTAATTTAGGTGGAACTGATACAG